ATAATATAATTAATAATCATGTATTTAATAAATTTAAGATACATAATAAAGGTAAAAATAAAAATAAAAAAATGAAAAAATTACCCAAAAATGCTAAAGTTTACCAAATAATACTATGATTCTTCATCAGTATCATAATCTGATTCCTCTATAAAATTTTGACTGTTATCAACTTTTGAAATTACTTCAGCGTCTCCTACAGGATATTTTCCCCAAGTATCCGATTTATTAAACATATCACTATATAAACTTTTAAGATTATTCTCAGTTATTTGTTCTTCATAAAAATTTCTGGGAATATATCTATATTCTATTTTAGGTAAAGGACAATTTTTATAATTTTCTGTATATCCTTTTACCATTAATAGTAATCCTACAATTAATAGTATTAATATAATTGATTTCATTTAAATTATATTAATATTTTTTTATCTATGATTCTTCTTTTTGTTTTAACCAAGGATCGGCCTCTTCGAGAGAATTTACTACACTAGTTGTAGACTCTTCAGTAACAACATTTTTTTCCGATACTGCAGATTCTTCATTATTTTCCAATTCACCTTGCTGTTCAGCTTTTTCTTCTTTTTCTTTTTTCTGTTTTTCTGCTTGTTCTTTAGCATAATCAAGATTTTCAGCAAAGTGAGCGTCTTTTTTCTCTTGATTTTTACGATATTCTTTTACAAGATTATTTAATTCAGGTTCAGCGTATTCCTGATTCTCAACTGAGTGAGGATTAGGATCCCAAGGTAACCAATATCCAACTTGTCCTATGTAAACATTGAAATTTCTATCTGTTTGCTGTAATTTTTTAGCTTTGGCTTGAGCTTCCTGCAATGTATCATATGAACCACGAACTTTTACTCCTCTTACTGTAGTTTTGAATTCATTTTTTTCATAAAATTCAGATTCAAGAGAGTCGTTGTTAACATATAAGAAATCTTTGTATCGTTCTTGTAATTTTTCAAAATCATGACTAAATTCAGGAACAAGGCAATTAGCTAATTCAGTATCTGGAATATGTTTTTTTGCAATTTCCTCAAGATTTTTATATCTTGTCTGCATATTGCCTAAAAATTTATTTAATTTCCATATTTCTTTATTAGCCAGAATATTTTCTGGAGATACAAAAGAAATACAACAATAATTTTGTCCCCTAACTTGAGGATCTACTTCAAGGAAATCTTCTTCTTGAGAATCTGTCATTATATTTATTATTAATAATAATAAACTTTAAGTGTTTATTTTTTTCTTTTTATAATATATATATAAAATGGACGCATTAAGAAATGAAATCGATGAACTTCAAACTGCTTTTGACCTTCAAGAAATTGTCAAACGCGCTGTAAAATATCTTGTAGAAGGTGGCGCTGTCGCTGTTGCCGCTTACCACATCCCACAAAAGAAAATGAATGTAGAAGAAATTGTAATGATCGCTATCACTGCCGCTGCTACATTCGCTCTCTTAGACATGTATGCCCCAAGCATTGGCTCTGCTGCTAGACAAGGCACTGGCTTCGGTATTGGTGCTAACATGTCCGGTTTCCCACAAATGTAAATTTTAAATTAGTCTTTATATAAGTTATATAAAGGTTACTTAGGATATATAAAAAAAATGGCATATACTCTTATTACAGGCGGTGCAGGATATATTGGTTCACACATATGTTTAGAACTTTACAAAAGAAATGTAAAAAATATTGTTATTATTGACAATTTTTCAAAATCAAAAGATTCTATGTTTGGTAAGTTACAAAAAATTATACCTAATATTGAAATTTATAATTTTGATTTATCAGATAAAGAATTACTTAGAAACTTATTTAAAACATGTGATATTAGGAATGTTATCCATCTTGCTGGCTTTAAATCTGTTGGAGAATCTATAAATGATCCACTAACATACTATAGTAATAATGTCACTAACACTATTCAATTACTAGAAGTCATGGATGAATTTAACTGTAGAAATTTAATTTTTTCCTCCTCAGCGACTGTATATGGTAATCAAACAGAGGTTCCTATTAAAGAATCTGCTTGTACTTATCAAAAACAAACTAATCCTTATGGAAAATCAAAATTAATAGTTGAAATGATACTAAGAGATTTAACTAATATAGGAAAAAATTGGAATATAGTTATTTTAAGATATTTTAATCCTGTAGCATGTGATAGTTCAGGACTATTAGGTGAAGATCCTAAAAGTAAGCCAGGAAATTTGTTTCCCCACATATTAAAAGTTTTAAGTGGAGAACATGAAAAATTAAAAATATATGGCGGTGATTACCCTACTGCTGATGGAACATGCATACGAGACTTTATACATGTATCAGATTTAGCACAAGCACATATAGCTGCTATAGATTATATACAAGATAAATCTGATATGTGCGAAATATTTAATATAGGCACAGGTAATTGGTATAGTGTTCTTCAAATTGTTAATAGGTTTAATGAACTAAGTAATAATCGGGTGCCCTATGAAATAAAAGAAAGAAGAGAGGGAGATATTGCCTATTGTTTTGCAGATTGTGATAAGGCAAAATCTATACTCGAATGGAAAGCAGAAAAATCACTTGATGATATGATTAATGACTGCATATACTTTGTTGATAATTCTAATAAATAGTTCTTGTTCTATAAAGGCTATTTTTTTTATTTGTAATGGAAGAAATACTTATTAATTTATTGTAAATTTTATTTAATTCTTTATAGTTATAAGATCGTAGTTCGCAAGCTGACACATGCTCTCCTTTAATTTCGCATAGTGAATAAATCTTTTTTCGTAAATTGTATGAATCCATGATAATATGATTTGATTTTTTTTTATAAAATAAAATCAAATTTAAACAGTCGGTATATACTGCCATTTTAGATCATAACATATCTGTTTCCAAACTTCATCATGTTCTTGAAGTTTTTCCCTTGATTTAAGTAATCGACAGTATGGTAAGTATTCATCTTTATCTAGAAGCTGAAAGAATTTATAAAATATATATGGATAAGAAAAAAAATTAGACCTATCCGAAGGACAATATTTCATCCAAGGACCTTGTATTTCCTTGAACATATTTCGAACTTTTTCTTCAAGATCACCAGTAATAACAGGAGCAGGCTTACCTGTTATTCTGTTAGTAATATAGTGACAATGTTCATAGTATTTAGTTAAATCAAGTTTTTTTAATATGTCTCTAACTTTTTCAACTGTTAGAGTTTTAAGATTAATGTAAGATTCTTTTTTTAGTTCATTCATTATTTTATCAAATATCTCTTCACTAATATCTGTAGATTCTTTTGCTTGAAATTGTGATAACCATTCATTAGCATGATTAATTTTTTTATAAGCAAAGTAAGTGAGTTCACGAGGCGGTTCTTTATAAGATGGAGTATCATAATCTACTAAAATTTTTTCTTCACATCCACATTTAGGGCATATCATACATCCATGAGAAGAATCTAATATTCGTGGAATATTACAATGAATACAGTTATCGAGCTCATCATTAGGTATATCGGGTAGTTTTTTAATATATGAATTATCAGTTAATTGTAAATATTGATCCATAATTTCATTTTTACTAGAATATTTTGAAACATCTTCGGATCGTATATTTTTTTTTTCCTGATTACCTTTTTTTTTTGCACTCCCAAAAAAATCAAGAACTGTTTTTTTTTTCGAATTATGAACCTTTGAATTATCAGATTTTGTAAATACTCTATTTTCATCAAAATATTCATAGAGTAGATGACTAGTATTAAGAATATAAGAGTTTTTAATTTCTCTGCTATTAATTAAATCAATTTCTTTTTCAAGACTTTTTATGTTCTCAATTAGCTCTAATTTTGTCTCAATTTCTTTGTCATTAAGATCTTCCATAGGTCTTTGAGAAAAAATATTGAGATCTTTCTTTAGATTTTCTAATAGATTTTTTTTTTTATCTAAGGTATCTTCTTGTTCCATTAACTCATTAAGTTTTTGATTATGACGATTATCAATTGTGGTCTTAATTTTTCCATTAAGTTTTTTTGTATAAGTCTTTTTTTTCTTGTCTTTGAATAGCAGTTCAGACATAATGAATAATAAGAATATAAAATCTTTAAATATCTAATTAATAGTATATTCGTTTTTTATACATTATTAGATTATGACTATAATAATATAATAGTTTTTTATGGATAATGATTTAGGAAAAGATATGGTAAATGAGTTAGATTTTGTATCAGTCTACAAAATGATGTTTATTTATAATGCTATACAGAAGGGTTGGACAGTAAAAAAAATAATAAAAGATGACAAAGATCAATTTGAATTTACAAATAATAAAGATGAAATAATAAAAAATTTTTATTGCGATGACTTTTTAAAAAAATTTGTAGAATCTAATATGAACTTTACTTCTTTACTTGGTGTATCTTGATTTAAGTAATAATATAATTTTTACTATGTTATTACTGTGCGTAAAATATAAATAAATATCTTTTAATATATATATAACTAAATGGGTGGTGGGTTAATGCAACTAGTAGCTTATGGCGCACAAGATATTTATCTTACAGGTAATCCCCAGATTACCTTTTTTAAAGTAGTATACCGCAGACACACTAACTTTTCAATTGAAAGTATAGAGCAAACTTTCAATGGAACTGCTGATTTCGGCAAAAAAGTTAGCTGCACAATTTCAAGAAATGGTGATCTTGTTCATCGTATTTATTTACAAACAACGTTACCAGATCAGACTATTAATATTGCTGCAGATGGTGGTGGTTCAGGAGCAGTCACAGTCCAAAATGCTTCGTCTAATGATGATTTAAGAAACGGTATTGTTAGATGGTGTAATTGGGTAGGTGAAAAAATGATAAACTTCGCAGAAATTGAAATAGGTGGACAAAGAATTGACAAGCATTATGGTGAATGGTTACACATCTGGAATCAACTAACTAACCAGGCAGGACACGAAGATGCTTATCAAAGAATGGTAGGTAATACTCCACACTTCACTAAAAATAGATCAACACTTGCTTCTACTGCTTCTGTCCAAAATATTCCTATAACAGGAAAGAGATTATACATTCCTCTTCAATTTTGGTTCTGTAGAAATCCAGGATTAGCACTTCCTTTAATCGCTCTTCAATATCATGAAGTTAAGATTAACATAGAATTCGAGGAATTAAAAAACCTATTTATTGCACAAAAAACAGACAAAAATTCATTAACTGTTCAAGGTTCTCTTCAGAACACTTCATTGTGGGTTGATTATATTTTCTTAGATACAGATGAACGTAGAAGATTTGCTCAATTATCTCATGAGTATTTGATTGAACAATTACAATATCCTGGTGAAGAAACTATTACTACAACTTCTAATAAAATTAGATTAAACTTTAATCATCCAGTAAAAGAACTTATTTGGGTAGCACAAAAAGAAGCTTCTGTAGAAAATCAACAACATTTCAATTACACTGATGCCGTTGATAGTAGTCCAACTTTAACTCATAATTCTCAAGGCAGTAAGATGCTCCAAGGAATAGTTGAGAACATGACTGATGGCAATGATGCTAAACTTAAGATTGTTAATGAAGATCAAGGAAATAATACTTGTAATCTTGCTAAGATCCAACTTAATGGACAAGATAGGTTCTCAGAAAGAGATGGTGATTACTTTAACTATGTTCAACCATACAATCATCACACAAGATGCCCACATGTAGGAGTAAATGTTTATTCATTCGCTCTTAAACCTGAAGAGCATCAACCAAGCGGAACTTGTAA